ACGTACCTTTTCGTGTTCATTTGGACGTTGTTTATCAATCAGTTCCGCAGGATATTTCTTGTCGGAATAATAACGGAAATTGGTGTACTCCTTAAAGCCTTCAGGCTCTATTTTTTTGCTGATGAGTTCCTTTATCAGGTCAGCGTTTGCGATGTGTTCCATCAGATAGTGTGGCGGGTTGACTCCCACCTCTTTTTATTCTCACATTTGAAGATGTGTCGCACGTTCATTCTCTTGCAATGAATCGTTGCCAATAGGTCGTAATTGTTTTTTTGCACCTCATTAATAACCGCCCCGCCAATGCTGACTAATGCGTAATCTGATAAGTCGCGTATGCGTAATTTCTTGGCAGAATCCATCGGCCAAAATGATGGATGGTACATGAGTTCATGTGGCTTTCTTCCCGCGATGCTCATGGCTATCCATAGCGGCAACTCATCAGGAATGCACCCGCCAAACTCAACGGGTTCGACCTTTAATGTTTCAAAGGTGTCGTTCCATAACTTAAACAACGCCTCATTTTCGGGCGTTTTCTTCCACCAGATAAACTCTGAATGTACGTTCCAGACCATGTCGTCGTCATGCAGGTTATACGCGGCTTGCACCTGCTTTATGTCGGCCCATTGCTTTTGCCCGTCTTTCACGTCCGAGAACTTAACGCCTCCTGAATTTTTAATTGCAAAATCCACGTTTTTCAGCTCCTCTAATACCTCAACAAGCCTACCGTTGTTCAGCGCCATGCAGTCAACGTCAAGGAACAGAGTTGCATCGAACGGGCTTAACTCGTACATGTGGCTTTTCGCTTTGATATAACAAGTGTTTTCACCTAACTTGGTGCAATGGTCAGGAATCAACAAAAAGTCAGTAAAAAAAGCCTTGTATTCGCTTGGGATGTACTTAATTGTATTCTGGTCATGTGCGAGTAGAATAGGCATATTAATCCCATTCGCGCGAATGCTACACGCTAATTGCGCGGCCATCTTGCCGTAATTTCCATGCCCGACGGCTATGAGTAGAATCCCTGTTTTCATTGCATTAAAACTGTTTGACGTTGTGCTGATATTTCATGTTCCCAAAACGTGTTAGATACCATGCCCTGGCTCAGTTCATAGCATACACCGTTAGGGGTGACTTGTAGAATCGTTACCATCCACGGCAGTTGGTCAACGTCCGTTCTAAGATACACTATCTGCCCGATTTTGTATCGGTGTTCAATCGTTGTTGTCATACGCAATTCGAGTTTAACTCATTGAATGGGGTTTCATATACAACAAATTCTGCCGGCCATTGTGATACAGGTAGCATCATTGATGGGAAGATGTTGTTGTATTCTTGTTCAAAGGTACATTCTATTGGCGAAAATACACCTTTTGGGTCAAGAAAAAGCACTTTATCATGATTTAATGCAACTACAAGATTCTCATGCATCCTTTCGCTCATGACGTCAGTAATAACCTGATATTGCTTACTCAGTCGCGCATATAACTTTTTTCGCGTACCATTCGAGCGCACATATACCTCTTGCTCGGTGTTAACGACGGGATTTTTGAAGTACAGCGGCAGTCTGATTTGATTGTACCACGGCACGGCACCAGACGGGCGCGGGTTGATGTACCTAAAACCGAAGGCGTCTTCATGGTTCCAGTATCTGAGCGCGGTCGTAAAGCAGGTATCGGTTATCTTTTGGAAGCACTCATTTGATGTGTAAATTTGCCGTTCATCGAAGTTGGTTTCAATGACAATTTGAAAACACTCTCCGTCGTTGTACGCGCTCGATAAATTAGCGTTGCTGAAATCAAAAAACAAACCGTAAACCGTCGGGCTGATGACAAGCGCGAACACGCTCCAATTCGTAACCGTCATACCTACTCCGTTGCTCAATGTCGTAATGGTGATATCATCTGCGGGATTTAAAGGAACTACCGTCGGCATAGGCACGTTCATCTGGAAGCTGACATCCCGAGAAAAACGTATCGGATAGCACACATTGGGCGGTGTGGTACATGGATTGTCGGTAACATAGTATCGTTGGTCGAACGACACAAAGCTATTTTCAGGGCTTAGGCTGAAGCTCATCTTGCTAACAATAACTTGACGGATGCCATCCCGTCCTTCGGCTGATGTTCAAGGCTCATAATCCATCCTTGATATGTTGTCGCACCGCATGAGAATGTCACCAAACCGTAAGGGTCTGCTTTCACATCTTCATATTGTGCCATGCTCATTGGCGCGTCGAATGTCGCGACAAGTGTCTGCCAGTACGGATCGCCTTGATTCGATGCAATGTCCGATATGTCGAAGCCTTGATTCTCGAATATGCTAACGGCCTCGATGTCGCACTGACTATTCATCCCGCCTTTTGCCAAATAGTTACCCGTCCCTGATGAGAATTCAATCTCTTCAGCCGTGAACGTTGGCCTTGCCGCGCAAAGTGTTTTGAACCATCTGAGCAGATTCCGCGCAGGAGTTAAACGATAATTCATCCGCGTCGTTGGGCTGAATATGTTGGCCGCGTCGTAATCAACACCGCGAAAAGCATGGTAATCGTCGCCTATTAATTCCGTGTTAATGATAAACAAGTCGTTATCATACCTCCAATCCTGAGTGCCTGTACGCGCTTGGTTTTTGCGTCGCGTGACTTCGATGGTATATCCTGCGGTAATGATATTACATACAATGTCGAGTATATTCTGCGAATTCTGCACGTTCCTACGGTATTGCCGCGTCGTGTTCATCTCATCTAATCCGTTGTACTCTTCTGCTTCCCACTTTGAATATCCAACGTTAATAATGCCGTATATTAACTCCTTCGCGGTAGTGAATGTGACCTCGCGAATGCTTCCAAGATTAATAATATCGTTGAATGTGTAGAACAGATTCAAGTCGCCAACAAGCAATGTGGTTTCATCATTTGTAAAGCCCCATCCGTAGTTGAATATCTTGCGTATTGCATCAAATAATTCCCGCCAATTCAAGAACAGCTTGGGCGCGTTCGGATTCGTTACGTTTCTAATATGTAAACCGTTGGTCAGATGGTAATTCTGCAAGCACTCGTCAGATACCTGAACATCAAAGCATTCATCTCCAACATAGGGCTTATTCAGCCATTCGAATACTCTGTCAAGTCGATATGCTTTTGCTGTTGTTGCCTCGCACGCGCTGACAAGATTCATCTCGAAAAATGAAACGCTATCGTAATTAATGCTGATGCTGTACGGCACATTAGGCGCGGCTGTCGTTGCGAGAAATTGAGTAAAGAAAAACACTCCTAACACCTCTGCTTCGCTGTATGCAGGGGTGTTGCTATACGTGTAATCAAAAGCGGTAACATCAGGGGCGCCTGACACGAAAGCGCGGTTAACCGTTCCGAAAACGTTGTTATCAATGACGGTGTATGTACGCGTATTAATGTCATACTTGAAGAACACGATGTTAGTGGTCAGCGTGCCATTAAACTGAGCAAGAAAAGTGAACGTCCCCTTGATGCGAAATTCGATTGTTGCGTCGTTGTTAATGCAATTTAACGGATCATCTGTCCTATCCCATATCGAAAGATACTGACCGTACTCCTGCCAATCAAGTGGGTCTGCCCAGTCAATTGGCGTCAATCCGTTGCCTTGCAGAATTAATGTTGTTGGGTTGGCGTTGATAGCGAAATCCCCAAACTCATTACGGATGAAGTCAGGAAAATAAGGCGCGGCATAAACTGAGTATGTTCCCGTAGTGCTGATGGTTTCATTGTAGCTTCTGTCTGCACCTTGATTATTCTCAACTCTATTGCTCAGTAGTATATCTTGACCGTCAAGAGTCAAAGTATCCGATACAATCCCGGGAATTGCGTTGCCGTCCATGTCAACGGTGGCGTCAATATCGACGTCTTGGTCTAAGCGCGTCAAAAAGATGTCAGAACACCGCTGATTTATCACATCACAGGTGATGTAACACTTGTCACCGCACACGCGCTGAAACGTGTTGAAATCAAACTTGCCGCGATACAACTCATTGAAATCTCCGTTGCATTCATACCCGATTGCAAGTTCCATCCTGCCGTCCGCGCCGTTGGTGTCGAATTCGTCGCTGAGTAATGCAAAGGCATCTTCATAATACTCCAATCCCGACGTGTTGACGCTCGAAATGATGCCATGTGTCTGCATATTGCGCGTAAATTGAACGCTTATGCTGTCACCGTTGACGGGGTCATCAATAATGTGCTGAGTGCCGTCAGATTCGTATATAGCCCATGAGAGAATCATGCCTCCAATCTCATTTTAGAATTTCTGTATGCCGTGCGGCCTCTTTCGCGTATTACGTGCTTGGTGAATCCGCGCTCATCAAGATTAATAACTACCTTACTGCTTGGCTTGCCGTTGATAATCCTTCCAAATCTATCATAATCAAATCCCGCGCTGTTTCCGTTTCCGTTGTATGCGAGTTCTTCGATTACGCTGTTGGCCAATTGTGGCGACACCTTGCGGTTATGAATTGCGCTGAGTGCCGTCCAATAATCCGCGTTAATACCCGCAGGTACAACGCGTTCACCGTGCGATAGCCATGCCATGCCGCTGTCAGATGTTCCCGTTCCCGATGTTTTGAACATTTCCGTTCCTTGCGCGAATCGCGGCATCGGTTGAGATGCGATGAGTGCTACTTGCGCACCTCCTGCAATACCCGCAGCGGCAGCAAGGGCTACGTTGGGCGCGGGCGGCGTGCTTAACGCGCGCGTTACGGCAAGAGCGGTGTTAATTGTAGCGGTAATGATGTCGGCTTGCTTTTGATTCTTAAACGCTTGTTCTTTTGCGCGTCGTTCCTGCTGTCGGTAGCGTTCCTCAATTTGCGCGCGTTGCGCTTCGGTAAGGTCTTTTGTTTGTAATTCAGCATTCATTCTATCCTGCATTGCTTGCAGGTCGGCATCGAGTTTGCGCTGATTCAATTCTTTGAAAACGTCGAGGCCTACTTGGATGACGGACGCGGCAGTTTCAGCGGCCATCATCATGCGTTTGCGTTCATCATCTGCGGCCTTTTGCAGGTCGCGTTTGTGGTTCAAAAAGTCCTCGAAGTTCTCAATGTCCGATGCATAGAATTCCTGCATGAGTTGTTCTTGCGAGATATTGAACTCCTTTGTGGCTTTTAATTGTGCATCCTCAAAGCTGCTGAACTCATCAATCAGATGCCCTAATTTCATCTTAGGTTTCAACTCGAATTTTGCGTTCATGTCCCGCGTTATCTCGGTTACATCCTTCATGAGTTCTTCCCGCTTTCTTCGCATCTCGGCCAGTCGCTTATCTTCTATTGCCTGACGTTTTTTTGCTTCTTCCTCGGCTTTGCGTCGCGCTTGCTCGTCATACTTCGCATTTATCTCTGCTATCTTCCTGCGGTGTTCGTCGTTTAATTGCTCGATAGCAAAACGGTAGGTTGACTCGGTTATCTTTTGTTCATCGAGTTGTTGCTTTAGTTGCCGATGCTCGCGGTCAAACAATCTCATCTGTTTTAATACTTCCTGCTCCCTTCCTTTGAATCTGTTTTCAATCGCCCTATCATTAGCTTTCTCCATAACAGATAAATTTTCCTCAAACACGTGCGCTAACCGCGTACTGCTGTCTTCCGCGTCTGACATGGCCGCCACCACACCCGCGATTGCAGCAACAAGCAAGCTAATACCCATTGTTGCCGCTGCCATTGATGTTGTGATGGTAACACCCAACACCCGGGAAGATACAGTGGCAAGTTTTTGAGCGTTGTCGAGGAAAAGCGTTTTCAGTGCTTGATTTCCCGTTGCAAGCGTCGCCAATTCATTTATACCAGTTAGCACGGCCATTGCCGCCTGAACTTTCAGAAGTGTTTTTTCAAGTTCTTTGTTATCCGCACCCAATGCGGCATAAACACCAGTTGCAATTGTGCCAACAGCAGCCAATGCTTGGAATGCTTGAACCGTTGCATCAATTCTCTTTGTGTCTGATGCCAATGCTTTTATACGTTCATTAACGTCACCTATCGTATCCTCAAGTTCTGCGGCTCTTTTAGTCGCTTCTCGCATCTCCTTCTCTCCGAGCGTTCCGCGCGCTATCTGCGCCTTTAATTCGCGCAGTTCCTGCTTCATGGACTTAACCTTTTGCGCTCCCTTTTGCGCTTCTTCGCCCATGTTGCCTATCTCAGTAGCGGCTTCTTTAAGCACTTCTCCGCGTATGCTATCAGCCACGTCCTTTGCTTCGGTGGCAAGTTGCCCCATCGCCGTTGCTGACTGATTTACAGATGCAATGTATTCGCGCTGCTCTTTGTTGAGTTGCTCAACTTTCGCGGCATCTTCGGCAGTTATTTTCCCGATGAGTTCAAGCTGCCTTATCGCAGGTTGAAGCCCTTCGGTGTCTGCGGTGAATTTTATTATGACATTATCCACGCCATTCTATTATCGGCGTTCGTGTGTTGCGTGTCGGCGTTGTTGCGCGGCGTGTTTGCGCGCTTCATTCGCCCAGAAAAAGAATTCATACAAAGATAATGTATTCTCGTTATACTTCGCACCCATGTAGTCAATAACTATCTTCTTCAATCGCTCTCGCTGTTCAATTCCGCTGACAACGTTTTGAGTTCGGCTGCTTGTCGGTGAAGCCTCTCGATTTGCTCGACCACCTTCAAATAGGTCAGGGAACTTGCGCCTGATTCCTTCAAAAACGGAATCAATCTTTGAAGTGGTTCTGACAAAAAAAAACTTGCATCAGCATCTTTCTTCCATGCCTCGATTTTCCGCGCGTTGAAAGCATGGTCATAATGCAGTGGGTCTTCGTCTTTCGTCACGAAAACGACCGAAGCGCAGTTGAATATGACGTTCTTCGATATGATGTAATTCAAACGGTCTTTCAATCGGTAATTCAATACCGTTATCTGACCAACGTTGATTTTCTTCGGGTCAGACAAAACCTTGTCGACAGCATCGACGTGTTCAAGCAGATACTTTCTATCAACGCCGTTCTGTAATTCTTGAAAGAACGTCAACGCTTCGAGGCCGCGCTGATACGGCAGATTATTGTAATCTGCAAACTCGTAATAATCCACACCTCCGCAAGTGAAGGCGTATTTAAGCGAAAACGTGCCTTTGTTTACTATCGGCTCAGTGTTGAACGCTTTCCAGGCTTCGCGTAATCTCGCTGTCAGTGAATAACTCATGTAATCGTTTTTTGATTCTGTTTTCAGTGTAATAAACCTCACGTTTCGGCAATATGTTCAACTGCTCATCTCCGCGCGCGTACTTGCGTTTTTTTGGCATGCCGTTACATCCGCAAGATTCGCCAAGGTACAAGTACCCGATGCTTAAAAGATATTCGTGCGCTTGCTCAGTCATTGATGATAAGATAATTCGCAACAGCAAGAACACCATGCAAGCACATCACATGTATGATTGCTTGCGGTGTTAATCCGTATAGATACAACGCAACGGGGATGCCATGCACGCTACTCATACACGGCCAACATGAGAACAAAGGCTTAGTCCATGTCGGGAAATCAACGCGGTCTTTCATCAATCGGAAAATCGAGTGATCCCACGTGAACAACGTGCTGACGCCGATAATCCATAGCGCATTCCAGATAAGGTCAAGCAAGCTCATCGCATTCGCAAACAAAATCCACGTTACCAGTATTCGATGACGCGGTGAAGTTAAAACCAAACGTGTCGTATTCCACTCCGCAGATGTCGATAATCTCTGGATTGCATTTATTACCAAAAAATATCTGCCATGTTACAAGGCCGTCGGCATACGTCCAAAACCCTGCAATGTCCTCACCTTGCTCAAGAACTATCACCCCGTCGATGTCGGTAGTGTAGTTAATCGCGTACTTGTTACCAGACCTTAATGAGAAAACAATCGTGTACTCTGTTTCGCCTGTCAATCCCATGTCAATGGTAATGCTTTCAGCGCATCCGCTCACATCGCGCGTGTATATCGTCGGGCAACTCATGCTTTTCTTTTGATTCCGTAAAAGTATAAGTCCGCAGGATTTTGTCGAGTGCTAAATCCATATTTCTCGAAAATAGTATCAACGCTGATACACGCGCGAATATCTGACTCGGTGAGATTCTTGTAGTAGTCGCCCACGAAAGGCGCGTCAGCGGGCGACGTCCTTCGCGTGCCATGTTCGGGTCTGCCAACGGTAGCGCAGGTGAACACAAGCAATCCCCCTGGCTTTAGGTGTCGATTGTAAACGGCTTGCAACGTCTGAGGATAAAACTCGTCATGTTCAAAGCATTCTGTTGAGATGACAACATCGAAGGGAGCATCAGCAACGTACTGATGCCCGCGCGCCACCACATCGACGTTCTTACCCGCGCCAATGTCGATGCCTGTGTAGTCGCAATTATTGAAGAACTGCCTGTTATTGCCGTTGATGTCAAGGCTTCCAATATCAAGCACCCGCGTGCCGTGAAAATACTCGGGAAAGGCGGTTTTGACGGTTTCGATAAAGAAAGATTGTTCAGGGTGCATATCTCAAGCGTATTTTTCTTGCCAAACCTTGGCGTCCTTTTCAGCCTGTTCAATAGCCCACGGTTCGGATGAGGTTGTGCTCATTTCGGTTTCAAACCATTCCATAGGCATAGACCATGCAGAACAAGCTACATATTTGGTCGAGAAGGAGTGCATGAATAACCAATCGTCGCCAAAAGAAACTTTTAAGTCGTTGGGAATTGGATTGTACATTTCGCGTTTCATAAACATAAAAATACCCCATCCGTGACGACGTTTTTTATCAAACGACGTCCATTTTGAGCCGCCCGCTCCAATTGTCGATATCGGGTCTTTTTCTATTATTCTGAAACATTCATTAAACACCTTGGCCACATCAAACGTCACGTCATCGTTAACGATGCACAGATATTCACCTTCTGCAATTGCCGCGCCGAGGTTCCATGATGGGTTAACAAATAGGTTCTCGCTTGCGGTGATAAGTTTCACCTTCGGAATCTTCGGCAAGGTGTCTGGCGCGTTTGCGATGACAATAATTTCGAGAACGTCGGGATGTTCCGCGTAGCGTTCTATCATGTCAACGGTTCGGTGTGACCGCCACATGGTGGGAATGATGACTGAGATTTTTGGCATTTGAGTGTGATTAAACAATTGCAAACTTAGGCAAAAATATGTTACATGCGTATCGAAAGCAGTCCAACAAATCAAGCTGTTGCTCAATCTTGTTCCTGTCACCCTTAACAAGCGTACCATCAGGCCTTACTGTTGCGTTGTTCAAATCGAAGATTAAAGCCTTGCATTTAGGCGCGAAAAGTTTAATGTCGGCACGACTCAGGCTGCCGTTAACGTGCGCGCGATTCTTTTCGATGCTCGGATTTACCGTCGGCACGTGTAGCTGATAACGCCCGATATTCAATCTTTCGCGGATAATCTTGTAGTAAGTGAGGTTATCTTTCACCATTGCGCTACCGCTGTTACCTGACGCGTCGCCCGTTACCTGAAAAATAGAATCAGGATACTGAGCTAAAATGTAATCGCATATCTCATATACGTTCGAGTTAGGTATCTTAATCGATTCGTAAACGTGCAATTGCTGCGCCCTATCCGTCGTAAACACGATGCACGACATTGGGTTACGGTTGAAGTCAAACGACAAGAACACCTCACCGCGCGGCGCTTGCATCTCGTTTGTAACGTGCTTAAATTCGTCGAAAGCATAAGCCCATCGGTTTCCGTCGAGGTCGAAATTCGACCAGTCACCCTCAACAAATTGTCGCCTGAGTCGCTCATCCATCCGATTCCAGTTATCCCATTGGTCTGCCGTTACAAGCGGGTTATCCGTTGGTTTTGCGTTCAAATAGTAAAATCCATCGGGCAATGTTTCAGGCTCGTAAAACACGCGCTTCGGCCATTTCTGAGTCGGGTTGAACGTCAAAAAAACAAACGCGGGCGGCATTGGCGAGATGTAATGACTTCCCGCGCGTTGCATGGCCATTTCAAACATGGCTTCTGAAAGCTCCTCTCCTTGCTCTAAAAAAAAACCGTTACATTCTAATCCAAGATAAGCGTCGAGCTTGGGGTCGCGATCGATGTTTTCGCCATAAAAAAAGATTTTCGCACCTGTGGCAAGATTTGTCAAGTGGTAGTTACCCTTATTCCTGCTCCATCGGTAGTTAGGCGAGTTGCCTATCATCTTCTCAAACGTTGGAATAGTAGTTGCTTCGAGTGTTGTGAAATCCGTTCTAATTACTACCCATTTCGAGCGCGGAAACATCTTGCAGAGCAAAAGCAGAATCCCGGCAATACAGAACGTCTTGCCGCCGCGAATCGCGCCACCGTATGCCATAATACGCGCGTCTGACTTTCCGCGCGTCGCCAACATGACTTCATTCAAGAATTGTTGTTGTTTGACATTAATAGACCAATCAATGCTTACCGCCATTGCGTTACCATTTTTGCGCTTACTGCCGTTCCGTCAGATTTCTATTTCAGTACCATCGGGTAGCCTCATGACTGTTTTTTCCTTGCCCTCAATGGGTTTAGATGCTTCCTTGCCGCCATACTTCCACGGGCAGAGTGCCGCCGCTTTTTTCAATCGAATCTCAACCTGCAATCGCGCGCGCTGCGCATCTCCTCGTGGCATTTGGCCCGTGAACAAATCAGGCTTGAGTTGCATCTGCTCATCCGCAATTCGCATGGCAGCGTTAACGAGAATATCGGCTTGGATTTCATTTGCGGCCTCAAATTTCGATTTTCTCGGCTCGGACGCCTCAATATAGGCGCGAAGGTCGAAAATTGAAATTTCGCGCTCTTTTGCAAAAATCACGGCGTCGCATTCACGAGTGGTTAATTCGTAAATCAGGTCGTTGAATATGTCCTCGGTGACTTTCACGGTGTCAAATATACTGACTTTTACACTCATGTTTTTTGTTGACACTTAAAACATTGATTTACAATTACTTGCAGAAATGTAAACAAAAAAATCGGATTTTGTTTACATCGATGTTGACACGGAAACCCGCGCCAGACGAAGGATATTTATATATATTTATATGTAAACAATATATATACATACATACACGCGTCCGCGCCCTTGCATATATGTGTGCATGTGTGTATGCCTTTTTTTGCGTTTACATCGTTTACACGCTGTAACTCTCTGAGCCTGTGCAAAATAAGTGTCAACATTCGTGTCAACAAAAAATCTAAAAAGTGTTTACATTTATCATTATTGATAAAAAAAACGCGAAATCTTACGGGACTTCGCGTTAGGGGTTGTCAACCCCTCGGACGTGGAGCGCGTCCGATTTTTTTGTCGATTAAGTTAAAAAGGTGCTTCAGCTTCAAGTTCAATTTCGGAATTCGTTGACGTGAAAAAAGGAATTTTCACCGCTCTTGATGTTACCATCCCGAACCTTTCCGATGTGCATTTTTGAGCGTTGGGAATCCGCGTAAGTATCTTTGAGTAATTCGACGCCCACGGGGTATCTTTTAAAATTCGTTGCATCTGAGTATTAGAATTGGCAATTACAAGATAGTGACCAGATGTATCGCGTGCCACTTTGACACCTATTCTGTAAAGCCTTTTAATTGCATCAAGGTCTTGATTTGCGGCATCTTCGCATATTTCTTGAATGCTTCGATTGTGCTTTCCGTGCCTGTCCTCAACTTCAATTATGGTTTCCATAATGTACTGTAATAGCCGCGTCTCATCCTTGCTATCATCGAGTGCCTGTTCTTCATTCCAATCATGCTTGAGAACGAAATCCCGGGCTTGCTCGATGGTCACAGCAACGTCATAAGCAAGAGAGAAAGCGCCGGCAAGAATTGGCGCAAGTTGGTCGCCCATATTGATGTCGCCCAGATGCTCGGTTACGGCTTGCCTGAAAGTGTCGATGTTGCGAAGGATGACGGGTATCATACGAATAGTGCGCGCTTGCAATCGGTCGCAAAATTCAGGCGTTATTAGGTGCGCTATTTCTGCGGATAGTTTTTTCCACTTTTCGGCCGCGTCTTCCGAACGGTCGCGAACAAGACTTAGGATGGTAGTACGGCGTCGGTCGGCCTGTTGCTTAAGCTGAGGCGTGATGGACGAAAACGCAAACATGGATTGAAGCTCATACGACATAACCGAACCAGTGCCTGAGCCTTTCAATACTTGGCCTGAGTCACCAGATGAAGCACCGCGAATGGCTACGAGAATAGCTTGCATACGCATCTGATCGGAAAACGAATCCCCCTCTGCCTCATCGAATAGCACCGGCACGGCATCATGTTGTAACGCTTGCCGCAATCCTGCCGCTGTGGTGTCACCTTGCACAGATAACGCGCACTTGCCGATAAGCCTTCGCATGATGGTACGATATACGGTAGTCTTACCCGTTCCTGCCGCGCCTGTCACCCATAAGTGCGGCCTCCATGATAACACGCCACATATAGGCGCAATGACACACCATCCTGCGAGAAGATAGCCGTTAACTTTTCGCTCCCAATGGAATTGAGACAGCAACGTAAGAACTTGCCGCGCTTCTTTTGCCGTTAAAGGGTTTTCTGTTGATATGTGCAGCTCGCGCGCTTGCTCGTAAACGAATTCAGACTCAAAAGCGTTAAGAGGTGTCACCGCCCCATCAACGATAAGATGCTTTCCCGCGTGAATTACGATGTGATTATTATCCACCCACGCACCGCGTCCGCGGATTCGTGATGGATTGAAGATACCCTTGATGTTGGCTTGTTGAATCAATGAGTTGCAAGCCGCGTTGATGTCGAATTTACCCTGCTTTGCGGGGTACATACCCTCCCACCAGTTAAGAGGCGCAAGCGTCATAAGGTTGACAACGCTTAGGGCTGTTGCTTTGAAAATGTTAAGCGTCTTGGTTGACTTAGAATAAAATACATACGCCGGAACATCGCCTGACTTGACGAATCCCATCACACGGAAAGGCTCATCTGTATCAGGTGGTGGTGGTGGCGGCGCGGGCGGTTCGGGCTTGGGTATTGGCCTTGCAATATAAAGCTGCTCAGGCGTCAGCCAATCGCGAAATTGCTCAGGCGTGAGGGTTATATCTGCGGCATCTCCTTTATGTGGCAACTGCGGATGTATTCGCATTACCTTGACCTTGCATGATAACTCGGTAAGAATTGCCGCAAGTCCTTTCAATTCGCGCGGTTCTTTTTTTGTCATGAGCCATCCGCCGTTCATGCATACTTGCCCTGGCTCATCATTATCAGGCCAAAGAATAACGTTACGACCAGTTAGACACGTCCAATCTACGTGTTCAATGCTGTCAATACCGCCATGCCATGTGGTTATGATGAAATCGGGCAATAATCGCTTCGCCGCATCCATCGCTTTTTCCCCTTCTGTAATCACCACGGGAACGGATTTATTCGCGGCAAGCTTCTGTCTGTTATACGGATACCGCTTAGGCGGGGCTTGCTTCTGCCATGATGCTGCCACGCCGTCGGTGCAGTACGTCATGGGGTAGATAATCTTTTTCTGCCCTGGCGGATCATAACGCACGACAATCGATTCCATTCTTCCGAGCTCATCGCAATTTTCCCACACAAAAGACGCTCCTTTTGTTGGTGGCGATGGCGCGTCATCAGGTACGGGTATAATTGCGGTGTAAGTAACCTTTATAGGCTTTTCCTTCATCGGCGGCGCATCACCTGTTATAGACTTAGCTTCGGCATAAGTTATGCCTTGCATTTTCATTATGAAGGATTCAGCCGTCTTGCCTGATTCGCCGCAAGCAAAGCACTTCCAAACGTTTTTCTCGTCGTTAATCTTTAGCGATTCATGTTTGTCGTCGTGGAACGGGCAGATGCCGACGTGTTCTTTTCCGCGCTTTTTCAAGTTGACGAATCTCGAAAGCGCGTCTGATAATTGCTCCATGTATTTTGAGGGTTGGGGTTAACGCTTCATAAGCTCAAGCCAAATGCAGAAGATGGTCACAAACGCGGTAATACCAATCGAACACGCGAAGAGGATGAGCCATTCTTTGAGGGTAATTTTGTTTTTTTCGAGGCGCAATTTATGTATGAGCCTTGCAATGCCGTTCAAGCCTTTTGCGCTCTGTTGTCGATCTTGCTCAAGGCAGTATTGTGCGTATCGGGAACTAATCTCAAGATAGCCTACCATAAAATAATCATCTGTATTATCATGCTGATACGTGTGCCAATCACGCGCATGCTCAAAACTTCCTATCGGATGCTCAGAGCGAAATTCTGGTGTGTTCATTGGGGTTCTCGGTGTATAATTGCTATTCCTCCCGCCTTCTTGACCTGCTCGAGAAAATTCTGCTGTTCAGGTGTTACGCGGACGTTTTTTGTTTTCAGCTCAACGGCTGTGAAAATTGCTACTTTTTGACCTACCATCTCGGGCGTGATTTCGCGCGTAGTCCATCCAATCAAATCGCTGCTTCCCGTGCATAATCCGTAGCGTATGGTATGGCCATTGCGCGTTGTTGCAAGCCCGACGTTATTGCGAAATAATCGCGTGTTTTCAGGTAAGGAAAGCAGGTACTTTTTGATGAGATTTGCCTCCATTAACGGCAACGTGTTTTCTGATTAACGATTAACAACCCATGAGCGTCTTTTTGATGCTTGAGGAACGTGTTATCCTTTTCGTATTGGCGCGGGTTTTCGTTAACCTCCACGTAGAAAGTAGCACTATTGTTAGTGATAGTGGTGTCCATCAAACTAATGTACGCGGTGCGCGTTTCAATCGTGCATTCATGCGGCTTAGCGCAGGAGGTCAAAGCAGTTGCAAAAGCAATCAAAATTGGTAGGCTTTTTTTCCATAATTTGTACTCATCATATATCGCGAAGCAGGTTCCCGCGATAAATGCGGCAAGGACAATCCAAGCCCACCAATCATAGCGGGTATCGAATGCACCGCCGATGAATCCGGCAATGAATACCTGCCAGCCGACGGTGAAGAGTGCGAGTGCCATTTTTCGCGTGCGGAAAAAGGACGAAAAAGCGAATAGGCAGATGGACGCGGCCAAGCCTAAGATGCTGAGGAAAATTTGCATGGTGTTCATAGTGGTGTGTGATTTGGGGTTGAATTTACTGATTTATTTTGAATGTGAGTCAGGCGAGGTTTCATGCTTCTTTTCTTCCTTCTCCATCACTTCGCGGTACTTTTCAAGAGCCTTGCAAAAAGCCCAATGTTCCCTTTGGAGGTCTTTATCCTCTCTGCGAGCCTCAATCTTGCTTTCAAGCCATTTGATGTATTCGTTCATGTTTTCAGTTTTTGTTCGCTTTATCCATGAGTACAGGTTTTGATTTTTTTTTCTACTATTTCGTCGCGGCTTACATTGCATTGAGGCGGCCTTTTTCATTGATCAACCAATTAAATATACTATAATCACCATCTTCATACATCTGCGCTTCAATAAAGCCGTTATTCCAACGGTTTACACGCGCATACTCAGACTTTAAAGAACAGGCGCAACCTGCTGCATAAACGCGAAAAAAACTATCGTCGATTCTCTTAAACGGAAAAGAGTTAGTCTGATGCGAATGGCCTACAATGGTGTCTGAGTATGTCTTTAACCCAACTGAACGAGCTATACCTATTGGCGACATTGCACCAGATTGGCACTCATGACCGTGCAGTATGAATACTTTACCCCATTGCGTAAATTGCTTGCTTTCAATGAAAGTAAGGTTCTTCAATCCAAATTCATGTTCTAATATCCATGCAAGAGAGGCTGCTTTAAATAGCGCAAAAGTGGTTTTATTTGCGGATTTCTCCCATCTTTCCTCATGGTTGCCTATCTTGAGATATATACGTTTGCATTTAATAGTTTCAACCCACTTTGCAAACATCTCAAATTCTTCTTTCATCTTAGGCACGGTTGGCTTTTTATCAAACCTGCTCGCTTCATAACAATCTAACGCATCACCATTAATATATAACGCGGTGTCATCATTCAGCTTATCGGCAACTACTTCAAGCGTTTGCGGATCGTGATGCGGAAAGTGAATATCTGATACAATGACAAGTTTTTTTTCATCTAAAATATAATTGTCGGGTATCTCGTTAAACGGCTGAGGAATATACATATCACTTGACCTTCCCCTGTTAATTGTTAAGATTGCTCTTAGTTTTTCAAGTATTAAATCTTTGTCTTTTGTTTCATAATGTTTTGAAAGATATTTAAATTCTTGCTCAACAACATATCGAACATAGGAGCGTTCAGAAGCGAAGTCTCCCCTTAAATGATAGTGTTTTTCAAGCAACTGTGTTAGTGGCCGACGTTTATTCATGGTGATTTAATTTTTGTATACATAACATCAATTCCCCATACTTTAGGCAGTGAGCCGATACCACTTCCACGACGGCATCCCAGTTCTTTAACAACGATGCCGCGTGAATTGTGCGCCAGTATTGCGCGGGGTCGGAGGTAGGGTTGAAGGACCATGCAGCAGGCACTTTAATACCTGCATCTTTATTATGGCCAAGATATATTTTAACATCAGAGGAAAGAATTATACTGTCCTTCTTTTTGTAAATGCCAATCGTAACGCTTTTTTCGCGCAATTCGGCCACTGCCTCCTCTTCCAGTTCCACTCCCACATTTCGGAGTTCTTCAATTACTGATTTGTTCAGCGCGTTTATGGCCGCCTGTCTGCCTTCGGGTGTTGTGAGGTTCATAAATCCTCCATTAATTCGTCATACATTGCCATCTTCGAGCGTTCAGCTTTCAGCATTTCTTTTGCCTGAAAATCCGTCGGATTATCCGCTACCGTATCCTCTAACATCGCAATATCCTCCGAAATCTGCTTAATCTTCTCTTCTACTCGCTGATAGACGGTTTTGAATCGGTCTATTCGCTCGCAATCCGGGCATTTTTGCACGGCCATTTCGCAGGGAAGGAATACGCGATCTTGCAAGCCGTCGTGAATGCAGGAGAATACATGATTCCCGTGGTACTCAATCTGATTGAAAATCGGATTCGGATTCCATTCAGGCATTAGTGATTCACGGCGCGGGGGCACGTGAAAATCGTATTCGCGGGTTAATTCGCGGGTGCTGAGGTAGGTGTCGTGGTCTTGCATTTAATGAGGGAAAAAAGGGGCGGTTGCCCGCCCGTGGGTTGGTTAAAATACAAATTCTTCGTGGATTACTTCTCCGTCCTCGTTGCAGACTACCTGAACAACGCCACCTTTGTAGTTTGAAAAGTAACTTTCATCAGTACCGTTGTGATTCTTAATGTAATCAAAGCAATACTCCTCAGTTGCCTTAAAGCCTTTTGAGTTAGAATTGTTGTCGTCGATGAATACTACATCGAAAGTGCGGGCGTTGTTAGCTGTTGTCATGATGTGTGTGATTTTGATGATGCAAAGATATATCAGGCTTGATACATTCCAAACTATAAAATGTTAAAAAATGTTAAAAATCCAAAATTTCCCCCGTGTATCGATGTATAATCGTACCCTTGACTACATGCACATCGCCAACACGCGGATTTGCGAATTTTCGCTCCATGTAGATTTCTTCCTCGGTCTTATCGACAAAGGTACGCTCGCGGGTTTTTTTGTGCTGTTCCATCTCAGAATCGTAATGTATCTGAGTGATGCGATTCTGTATTGACTGATACGTCACACCGAATTTTGCCGCGATTTCCCGCGCCTGAAATCCGCGTTCCAACAGTTCAATTATCTGTTCGTTTGTGGGTAGTTTCATTGCTTTTGTTTCTGTTGTCTCGATTTCCATACATACTGCGCCCATCCGCGCTTATATCCGCGTTCGCGCTCAATCCGTTGCAAGTCCTCCAATGTCTGAGCCTTGCCTTGCTGTCGTCGTATCTGCTTGCGTTGGTGTTCCTGCTCAATTAATTCTTCCTCGGTAATGACTTTCTTCTCCTTGACCTTTGGCATCTCAACCTCTGCGCCGCATGACGGGCAGAACGGCGCAGGACGGAATACCATGTAACACGATGCACACGAAAGTGTTCTAATTGTCGCCTCAACGTCGCGTCGTTTACGCCTCCTGCCCTCAAGCGTCCATTCACGGTAATCATCGGGCATACCGTGCCGCGTGCAGTTGCCTACATGGTCGAAGATTAACGCATCTTTCTTATCTGCTGTAACCCGAAGCGCGCGCCCACATTGTTGCAGATGCAACGCTTCACTCATCGTTGGACGGCCTAAGAACACCGCGCGTATTGCGGGAATATCAACGCCTTCGCCGATTAAATCCACGTTGACAAGTCCGTGATACTTGCCGCCCAGTCCTTGAATCAACTCGCGTCGATATGCCTTATCGGTGTCGCCTGATATTACTTGAAAATTCCATTTACGCTCACGAAATGTTTGCGCTATGTGTTCCGCGTGCCTAAGATTCACCGCGAAAACTACCGCAGGGTCAGATGCGCAATACTGCTCATAATGCCGCACCATGTCTCCAATGATTACTTGCGTGTCAAGCATCGCGGCTAATTGCGTCGGATCGTAATCGCTTCCCCGCGTTGCTACATGGCTTAGGTCAATGTGCTGCTTTCCTCGGAATATTCTTGGACGTGCGAGATATCCCATGTCAATAAGCGATGCCGTGTCAACGCCGACAATTATATTATCGAAAAAGTCATCCAATCCCGCACCATCCGTTCGAATAGGCGTCGCTGTAACTCCTAACCGCCTGGCCGACGGAAAGGCATCGAGAATCTTTCTCCACGTCGTCGCCTCTGCATGGTGCGCCTCGTCAATGATAATCAAATCGGGCGCGTGCATGGGTGTATTCAAGCGTCTAACGAGCGTCTGCACCGATGCTACCTGTATCGGATGTGAGTAGTCGGGCGTATATTCCGCGTGAATGATGCCGCATGAGTGCGGTAATAACTTCGCCACGGTCTGCTCAAGCAATTCCTTTCGATGAACAAGAATTAGCACACGCTTTTGCCGATTAGCGGATTCCTGCGCGATATAGTTGAATATAACCGTCTTACCCGCGCCAGTAGGCAATACAAGCAATGGAGCGCGAAAACCGTCAATATAGGCTTTTCTAACCCTATTAACCGCGTCTGTTTGATATCCTCGTAAATTCATCCAACAATTACCTTAATTCCTTCCTTATCTCGCTTAATGCCTTGCTTTGTTTCTTTCGCTTTGCACCACTCAGGCGCAAACGCCCTGAGGTACGTGTTACCATTGCGGCTTATCTGCGTGTATATGCGAGTATCACCGTATCCTTGCGCCGCGTAGGTGTTGAGTAGTTCGCGCAATTCATTCACCGTCATATCCCAACGCTTTCTTTATTCCTTGCGCTTGCTTTTTGTGCTGATACGCTGTCTTCAGCTTGATTCGCTCGTTCGACAATTGCGATGCAAGAGACGTGGTAACTATTGCCAGTGCTTCTGCCGCTGTGATTCTTTCGGTGAACATATCATCCTCCCTTACCACGTATAGATTTGCGCTGACTCGCTCAATCGTTATCTTTTGCATTTTCACGTGGTGTCAATCGTTCAACTTCGCGCTTAATCTTGTTGTATATTACAACTGATTCAGGCAATCTTATACGATATCGGTATAGTGTGATGCGCGGTACTCCCGCGCGCTCACACAATTCCGTTACACTTATACCGGCCTTTGAACAGGCCTTAATGATGTCGTCGTAGTTCATTCGAAAAGATTGTTAACTGGTTTCGGTTCTTCTGTAATTTTCGTTTCAACAACAACAGCTTCGGTAAATTCCGATGTGGGTGTCTGTTGCTTTGCGCCGATGTCTTGCAATTCGTCCGTTGAATACATCCCAAAAAGAATATCAGGTGCGTAAATTCGCGAGAAAAATGATGCCGCGCGGTATTGTAGCATCTGACGTGGCATCGTCGGCCATTTCGAGCCTGAGCGCGAATACCATCCTTCTTTTTTAGCCATGTCGATGGTGATTCGCTCTCCTTTCAGCACTTCACCTGTTGCCACCTCTACCGCTGTCATCTGACATCCAAAAGAATCCTTGCCCTCGTCGCCAAAGAAATCGAATCTGATGTCGCGGAATCTGCCACAGGAACGCAAGGTGCTAATGGTGAACTTGGCGTTCCATGTTGGGCGGCCATGAATAATGTCGAGATTCTGCATCACAAGGAAAGGTGAACACCCTACGCGCGATGCAACATCAAGCGCAATCATGCAGTTTCCGACGTTGTTTTGATATTCTTTTGGCACGACGGTCGATGTCGCCATTGATTGTGCCATTCGTTGAGCAAGCGCGAAATTATCTGCATTTGCGTAGGCTTGTAAGCCAGTGTTGGGTGTTAAGTTGTTGTTCATTGTTGAGGGGTGTTAGTGTTACTTTTCGCTGCCGCTGCAATCAGCAGCACGGCAAGAATGGTGATGGTGAGGGAAAGGGGCATAACTCACACCTCCTTGTATTCAGTTGTTGGCATCAATACCTTACCCCCTGCATCCTTGATGATTTGAATGGCTTGGTCGAGGGTGAGCGGAGAAGGAAACTCGCGTTGGTAGCGGGAAAAGGTTTCATAGGTTGATTCTCTACACCATTGAAGCAGATTATTGTCTGCTTGCCATTTCTTCCATTCATTAAAATGCTCTTGGGTCAGCGGCGGGTGTTCAGATTTGAATTGTGTCATGGTGGGGTGGGGTTATGAGGGTTAGTGATTGATTATTGAGCAAGAAACATCCGTACTGCTCCCATTGTAAATCTCTTTGTGTAGAATTGCTGTCTGATTTCTTTCGTAGCTTTTACGAAAGCATAAAAATCCTTGAGATTCCTTCCTGCCGCCTTAACAGCAGCAAGTTCATCGGAAGACGCTGCTTTGTTTGCGGCCAACTTAGCTTTTCTCGCATCATCCTTGTTATCTTCGGCTACCGCCTGAGTGAGAAAGAACAATTTCCATTCGCGCTCTAATTCCTTGTTGCCATTCATGATGCCTTCAACGATTCCGTTGTGGTGATTGCAACGTTCCTCAGCCTCAGCGCGGCCAATGAATTCAGGCTTAAAATCAGATACTGATTTGAAAACAAGCATATCGTTGTATGCTCTTCTTGCGCGTTCAATCTGTGATTCGGTGTATTTGAGTGCCATTGTCGTGTGATTTTGATGATGCAAATGTAGTATCAATTTTGATACATCAAATGTTAAAATTTGTTAAAACTTACTTAGTTTGCCTTCTTCTCTCCTTCAATCCTTCTATCTCTTTAATCCACTCTTCACGGGTACGGCGACGCGGGTCATCGAATAACCTAAGCACATCATCTATTGCCGCAGAGTACGCAATATCGCACGCGTCGAGGTCAACGAATAATCCCGCATCTACCATTCCCATAATAGCCTTTGTCCAGGGTGCTACCACTGAATCAACTGCGGCGTGTAGCCTGTCCACTTGCCCGTCGTTCGACATTCCATGTATGTGTTAAGATTCCTGATGTACGCTTCCCTACCTTCCGCTATTGCTTCCTCAGGTAATTCATATATGCCAACTCCGAAAGGTGCTGACTTTTCAACGGCCACGAATATAAAGCCCTTGCACTCGATACCATTTGCTGCTAACCCGTCAATGTAGAACGCACCCTGCACATGATAACGGTACTTTTTCGCGCTGTATCGAAAATTCGACGGTGTAGCTTCCTCAATGCTTTTCCAATCGAAAACGTACCCATCATGTAGGCAATCCACTCGCATCTTGCACGGCGCGCCTGTTGCGGGGTCATCCCATACAAAGGTGCGCTCATGCTCTCCGTGCTTAATCGCGTCCACCAGACGCGGGTATCGCATTAAGGCTGTCTGCATGCCCTTAATCGTGTTGCTGTCGTCCTGAGATATGATTTTCTTTCCCGATTCAATAAGCGCGGCGTATTCGGCTTTTCCCGCGTTAGTACGCCTGTCACCCGCGAATACGGCGTATTCCTTTTCAAACTCAATCGGGTGACTGATGGCGCGGTGAAACGCTTGCCCGAATTCGAGCGCGGGAGTTGATTTTTCCACGCGCTCGGGATTCAAGTACCTGTCCCAGTAATGCAGAGGTGACTTGTTGATTAAGTCAAGCCCTGACTTGCTTATTCGGGATGTGTCGGTGTGGTAGGTCATGTCAGCACCCATTTTCAGGAATGAATACATCCTTCCCACTCTGCACGGCATGAATGAACACTTTCAGCGGCACTACCTTCATGCCGAGGATGTGTGCAATTCTGACTTCTAATGTCGCGCCTTCGGATTTCTCCCATCCGTCAAGGGTTACAAGTTGGTCAGCTTCGGTCATGGCTGCGATGCACTTTCTCATGCACTTCTGCCACAATTCGATGTCGGTTTCGCCTGTAATGCCTTCGCATACTTTGTGGGGATTTATGGCATCATTGCCGCTTTCAATGATAGCATTCTCCGCGTCTGTGAATGCTTCACGGTTAAGATTCGGTTGGCCTGTGATTTGGCCGCTGATGTAGATTTTCATGAGTTGTTATCGAGTTAAAAAGACCCTCCCAACATAAGCATATCCCAATCTTTTCGCGGCACGCTCTGCGCCCCTTTTCGCGTTCCAACTTTTCGCGTAATCTTTGATAATCTCCGGCTTCGCTTTCACCTGCTTATTGGGTGATTTGTGCATGATAACGACTGCATGTGAGCCATTCTTGAGGGTAGTGTACCCAACTGATTTTGGTTTCATGTTCAATGATTTTGTGCCGCAAATATATCAAGTTTGTAACACGCGGAACATTATTTAACAAATTTTAACAATTAACTTTGCCGTATGAAAACAACCATCATCACCCAAGCCATATTCGCTGCGATCATCATTGCCGCATTTTGGTATTTGCGCCCCGCTGCCGTCAATAAGGCTACCACGACAACAATATCACGTGATACTACCACGGTGCAGAATTACTACCCTCAGACGACAATTAACAAGCATTTTCACATTGATTCAAGCAGAACGATTATTCCCAACATCATTGATACTGCTGCAATAATCGAGCGTTTTTTCACGACAAAAGAATACCGTCAGACTTTGACAGAAAATGAAGTTGAAGTCAGCATTACAGATACCATCGGCAGGAATGCGCTTTTAAGCCGCGTTGTACGGGTGCAGAATAATCGAGCGACACGAATTGAGACCGTGCTGCCCGCGCCTAAGATTGGATTCTATGGAGGCCTTCGCGCGGGGTATATTCAGCGCGGCCAAGTGCCGGTAATGGTTCAGCCAGTTGTTGGCTTAGAGGTCAAGCGGTGGCGCGTTGACGCGGGATATGATCTGCTTAACCGCGCGGGAGTGGTGGGGGTGTATCGGAGGTGGTGAGAGGGAATGATTCGCGAATAGAATAGTTATAATGCATTAAAAAAAGACAGAACAGCCCTTGCCATTTGGACAGCTTGAACAGGGTCTAATTCGCACAAATGGACTACCTCCCCGTCTTCTTTTTTTGCTTTAATGTTTATTCCTTCATCTGGAATGCAATGAAAGTCAAGTCTTACATATTCTTTATTTACATCTAAGTAAGGAACTTCATCAACCTTTGGGTAAGTTTTAATTTTAATATCAATCATTATGTGAAAATTAACGCCCTATAACACATTATTTGCATCATTGGGACTTTGTTGTGCATTCTCCATGTTCGTCTTTTTTGACCCCGCGAAGAAAAACATTTTCCTTCAGCCCTGCCAAATTTTAACAAATTTTAACAAATCACCTTTCCACCACGCAAACTACTTTTTCCCCCGATGCTAAAGCGCGTGCCACGCGCGGGTAGAAAGTACGGGTGTAGAAATCGCGGGATTGAATGACGGCATCGCGGCCATTAACAACACCGATTGAACGGCCAACGAGCGGGCATCCGAGGCTTTCCTTATCGGTGTTGCCCCAGTGAAACATAACGTATTGAAAGCCTTTAATTCCTGTGATTTCAATCATGGGATGGTTTGGCTTAAAATGTTTGTATGCTTCAGCGTATTTCGGGCTTACAAGCTCATAGGATTTCGGGTCATATAAATACTGCTTGCTCATGGATGGTGAATGTCTGAATTTGCATTCATACGTTCCCGCCCATATTGCCGTTTCCCCGTGTACCTTTTCCGTGCGAATTTCATCTTCGCACACATATCCGATTTGAACACCGTCAATTAATAACGATGATATCGTCCAATCAGCCTTCTTGATTAGTGGCTTCCCGATTCTGAGTTCCATTTCTCAACTTTATTACCTGTTCAGCCGTAACGATTCCAAGCGAGATAAGCACGACGCAACAATCACAGATTAGGAACGATAGCGGATCTGTATCTGCATGCTTAATGTGAAGATATGCTGCGAAAATGACGAATGCAAAAGCGGTCAGTTTTCGCGCTGAACCGTTCTCTCCGTTGGCCGTAAATCCGAATAACTTTAGGAATCTTCTCATGGCCTTGTCAGCTTTTCGGTAATCTCAATCTTGTACTTGTTATGCTCATCTTTCAGATGGTCGAGCTTATGCGATAGTTCGCGTATCTGCTCGGTCTGCTCCCTACCTTGCTCCTGAATGAACACCCTTAGATTTGTCTGCATCTGCCCGATGTTTTTTTCCAAGTGCTTAAAGTCATTGCTCAGGTTTTCGAGCATCTTCTGAAACTGCTCTCTGTCGTGCTTCATTGCTTCTTCCAGGTGCGCCGCCTTAAATTCCAAGCGGTCAATTCGTGAATTAAGCCTCACAATTAATCCCACCAACATAACGGTGATGGTAATGATGCCAATGATTTCTTTCGTTACAATAACGTCCATATTGCCGATGCGATTAATAACGCGATGCCAACTGCCAAGAGCATAACGCGCTGATGATACGTGAAATTGATTGCCGCCGTTGATGTGTCCGATGGTTCAGCCTTCCATCTTTTCTCATAGATACGCGGATTGAGTTTATGCCGGCATGAATACATCGTCCCTGCGTGAAAGTACACGAACACCGCTGCACATCCAAAGGCATACGGTATGCCCTGCCAACCCATGTACACTGCCTGAATTGCCACGGGAAGATAAAGCAATGCGCGGATTTTAATCAACGCGCCTGATTCATGAGGGTTTGTGTATCTTTCATCGAGATAATGCCAGTAATGGGCTTCAATGTAGCCGACAAGGCATGACACGAGAATCCAGTATGTGAGAGTAAGGATGGGCATGATATCAGAAATTACCTTGAACTGCTTGTGCTGTTACCCATACATCTACCACTGCGTCTCCACCTGTTCCCGCAACAACATCACATACGAGTTTGTCAGCCGTTAAGAATTGATTTGTATCAACAAGGTCATCGACAAACGCAAAAGAACCTACCCATGATTGGGTTGCACCGTCAAAAACCCTTGACTGCATGATTTGCCTCGTTCCGTTTTCGCATTTAATCAATAACCTTAATCCTGTGTATGCTGTTGTTTGATGAACATATTGATATTGACCCGACAATGGAGACCAATACCATCCTGTGGGTAATTTCGGCAACAAATCAAACATGCCACCTGCGGCCAAATCGGCGGCAGATAATTGAAGATAAGCCGTTACGGGTGCTGTTGGAATCAATCTGTCAATAGCAAAATTAACGACACATGCTCCCATGCTGTAATTACCGTTGTATGATTCAGTAGTAACGTATCCTAATTCATGTGGTGCATTGCCCTTAGTAGTACATTTAACAATTGCCGCTGTGCCATCAATGGCATCTGCTTCAATGTTTACGGTAATGTTATCCGCAAAGGTTAAAACCCCGCCGGGAGTGTATGTTGTGATGATTGCGCCATTCAAATTAAAATTCACATCATCGCAATTACAAATTACATTCGACGTGAAGTCAATATTCACTAACAATGGAACCCACGGACACGATTGCACCGCACCAATACGCGGATACCCAAATGCCTTATCACGAATTGTGTTTGTGCTATCTGCCAAAACAAGTGCATCCCAACCGTAAGACCAGATGTTATCGGTGAAAGCACCGCGAACAAGATACCAATAATTCACCTTCAATGAACTACCCGCCACTAAAGCATCAAACGCTGCGCGGGTTACGACATTAACTCCTGACAACGCTGCATACACCGCCGCGCTGTTGGGCACTTTTGTCGGGTCATTGTTCACCACGCTTTCAACGTCGGAAAGCCAGTTCACCGCGCTGTCGTTGAGATTGGTCAGCGAGGTGTTTACATCGTCGCCTGTTATCTCGTTGTTGGTGTTTGTGTATATATCCGCATCAATTTGCGTCTGAATCGTTGTTCTTGTTTGTTGGCTCATGTTTTCTCAATTAAAACTGTCATCAAAACTATCGTCGAAACTGCCTGACGATATAGGCTCATTCGCGTACTGACAACTCAACACGCTGTCGTCGCGTGTGAATTGCAAGGGCATCTTATCTGCCGTCCATCTACACTTAATCTGCCACACTACCTCGGTTTTCAAGTCGTTGGCAACGGGCGCGGAAACGCTAACTAAAACGGGTCGTGTGCTTGAATACAACATTGTTTCTGTCGCCCACAATACATAGTAGTCACGCGTTCCGTTAATGCCGTTAAAATGACTTCTGTTACCAACGTAATTAGGTTCGCGAACATCGAGTGAATACTGCTTCGCCACTTCCATATCTTCGGTCGATGCAAAGCCGCGCACGTTGATAGGCACGCCGCCGTCGAACTCTCCTTGCACGTTGGGATATACGAATATCTTGCGCGCTGTTCTGCCGGCATCCCACGTGTTAGCGTCCTCAATGTTACTCAATAGCGTGTTGATATATGAGCGGTGAACAAGAACGAGTTTACGGACTCGTCCAAGTTCAGTCGCACATACGTCGCAATTATTCTCCGTTATGTCAGCGCAATAGTAATGCACAATTACGGCACGTAACAAGTGAATAATCCGTCTGGTGTAATAACCTCGTCGGGGAAGTTCTCGCTTGTCCATTTCACCTGCACGTTCCACACGCGCTCAACTTTCAAGTCGTTTGCGATTGGATTCTGCGGAACGATAACACACGGCTCGTCGCTGATAGCCAAAACGGTTTCAGAACGGAACGCCACGTGCCAGTTCAACGAGCGTTTAATCTCGTTGTAAAACGGTTGATTGTTGATGTAGGTCGGGTCCATGTAAGTAAGCGTGAAGGTATAGCTGTTCAGCTTTTCTTCCACGTCTCCGTAACCTTGCCCCATGTTCGGGTTTCCGCCATCGTATTCGCCCTGAGTTTCAGGAATTACAATGATGTCACCTGTTGCGATACCCGCGTTCCATACGCTGATGTCGTCGGGATTTGCGGCAATTGCCGCGTAATAGGATTCGTTGATGAAAGCGACACCACGGACGCGGCTCAATTCGTCACCGCAAGTTCCGCACACGTGCGCGCTGATATTCTCATCACATCCTTGAGGATAGTATGCCATTTTTATGAGCATTTTTCGCAAGGGTCAATACATCCCCTGCGATAGGTACATTCAAGTGTGTATCGCACTTTTATGAGTGCCTTGTTCAGCCCCGCTCTCACTTTCGGTTCTGAAGTTTCTTCACGCCAAATCTTGACGGGGTCTGCGTCGTAACCTGTCACGATAATACGGCATCCTTCAATTCCGATACTCTCACATACGGATTTTGAAAGGTAGCTTGGAATTGCCGCGATAAACACGTCGCAAACCTGCAAGGGTGTGAAGTTTATGTCTGTTGCGAAAGCTACAAGTTCCATCTCGTTAACCTCGATGACCTTGTCTGACTTGTCGCCGTAATCTTCTCTGTTAAGTTCGCGCATTACTCCCCGCACTTGTCGGTGATAATACGTCAGCGGTGATGTGTCCTGCAAAAAGCAGTTAATCACCTCTCCGCGTTCTGATACAATGCCTGGAAAGAATGTTTCCGCGTTTTCGTAATAACGCTCGGCAAGCCCAAATTTAACCGCCACAATAGGCGTGTTAATCTGCTTGTCAACCTCTGCTATGATACGCGATAATCTCATCCCTGAATCAGTTTTACGGCGGTATCAGCAGCAGCGATACGCGCCATGTCTTGTTCTATTTGTGATAACATCCACAAATCACCGTACATCTCGGTCAGATACTTAACCTTTTCGTTTCCGTCCTCAGATATATTACCGATGACGTATCCATTACCCTCTGCTTTTAAGGTGTAACCGTTCTGCAGAGCGCGCGTAAACGATGCGATGACCTTAGCATCTGCACCTTTCCCTTTGCGCTCTCGCAGTCTTAGGTAGCTGTTGGAATACGTGCCGATTGGCGTACCGTCCGATTTCTCACCGCGTTCATGTATCCGTTCACGCAATTCAGGCAACACCGCAGCAGCAGCAGCGCGTGAAACGGTTTCGGGATTGTTAATCTCCCCGATGCCGCTTAATATCTTGCCGACTATTTGCGTTATGTTGCTTTCTACTCTCATGGTATTCTTGTTATGATTCCCACCGCAGGGTTACATTCAATGCAAGTGTCGCATCCAAATCTCATTCCCGCAATAGCGTTATCAAGCGCTTGCTCATAACGTACCTGATAGAGTGCCATCAAGTCTTGAGTTTCTTCGCGTCTTACGGATGTTGCGAAATTCACGCGCTCAGAATAAAGTCTCTCGGTCAAGAATTCGATGCCGAGAAGATACCAATATGCTTCCGCGAATAAAAGCCTGTTTGAGCATATTGCCGCGTTATATTCGCATCCCATCGTTATCACGGCAGTAATGCCCGTGATGGTGTCGATAACCGATAAATTGCCGTCTTTTGTGCGCGTATCGCTAACGAATCCGCGAAGGTATCCGCAGTTGATGTCGAAGCAATAGTCAAGGCATCCTCCGTATGTTGTGTTAGCGTCGTTATCGCTATATGATACCGTGTGGATGTTTGAATCGTCATATCCGATGCCTAAGATAGCGCAATCGAATCGGTGCATAATGTCGGCAGTAATCCACTTATTGTTACTTGGGTTTCCGTCGAGATTGATACGCTTAGTCAGTAGCACCTCTTTTGTAAGATAGTTGAAAAAAACGATGTCAACATGGTAGGCAGTCGTGCCTGTTCGCTTGTAGAATCGCACCTTGTCAACGGTAAACGATTGAAAGGGGCTTGATACCCAGTTTTCGGTGTATGTATATCCGTTGTTTAATACGATACCCTTGAATAACCCTGCATCTGTTACGTCTGCAAGTGGCAGACTTCCCGCAGTGTCAACAGTTTTACGAACGCGCCTGATGTCGTATCGCTTGGCCATGCGTGCCGTAATCTCGGCAAGCATTCGCGCCTCAGCACGTATGTTAATGTTATTCCATACGCCAATGTAATTCACCTGCTCGGCATTCGCAATATCATTGAAATCGCGAAGGCTGATGCCTGGGAGCGTGTTCAGTTGAAACACGCCCCCTGCATCGTCATTGCATCCTCTCAGCGTTACTATTCCGCTAAAGCAGCTCATTGTTATGAGTTGGTAGCGGTGTAACGGAGTGAACCGTTGTTGCCGGTCAAACGATCAGCGGCTTGATACGCATCATTTGGAATCTGCCACAGGGCAAAGTTCTTCTTCATGATAAGCGTCCATCCGCGATTGATGGTTTCAGTTTCGTACCCGACGGTAGCCTCAGTGATGCATTCGTTGTACTTGAACTGAAAGTCAATGTTGAGCATACGCGGAATCTCGCCCGCGCCTGGAAGCATCAACGGAAGCGCGGCATTGAAGAAGGTAGAAGTACCTTTTGTTCCTGCGCGGAATCCTACATACTCGTTCAATTCAACAAGTCCGAAAGTACCGGGTTGAAATACTCCGAATTGATTTGCTCCCCAAGAAGAAGCGGAATGCAAGTCGAGGTAGTAATCAAGCATTGAATACAGCGCGTTGTTGTTCACTTGCGCCATGTTTGTAACACCTGCAAGCAGCTGATGTCTGAAAGCAGCAGAGATACCAGAACCAACAACGATTGGACGGCCATGTCCTTCGTTCTGTTCATAGTCCTGCATGATTTTCGTCCATCCTTCGGTAACGAGATTCACGGTCACGTCATCGTTAAAGTTGACGGTAGTAGCGTTGTTGTTTCCGCTTACCTGATTGACTCCCCATGTAACGCTTGAAAGCAGTGTTTGGTCAATCTTTCCAATGAATCCGTTCATGCTTGACATGATGACAGCAAGCTGCTCCTGCATGAATGGTGTAGGTGCGTCACCAACGGCAACACTGCGAGATGCCTCATCGCAATAGCGCGCGATGGTTTCGTCGTCCAGATGGATAGCGAATTTCACCACATCGGTTGAGTCGATGGTAATCTCATCGTATGCAGGTAACAGGTCAATGTCACATGAATCCGATGTCTGCATTTGCGCGGGTGTGGTACGTTGGTAGTACTTCAAACGCAAGTCTTTGATGTGACCGTTAACGTTTGTCAATGTGAAGGGGTCTCCGATAGGCTGAGCCTGTACTCCCTTTTCGAGTGCAGCGGCAAGAAATCCGCTTGCGGTTACTTTTGTTTCAGGGGCGTTTTCTCCAGCAACAAATTTCATGTGCATGAGTAACGCCTCGCAAAATCCAAGTGCCATTTTTGGTTATTGTTAGCCGCTGATAGCCTTAATCATATCGTCAAAGGCTGATAAGTCAACGGCAGTACGTTGGCCTCCTTTTGTAGGAGGGTCTTGTTTCGGCGGGTCGCCCTTGGTGTTGTCGCTAACCTTCAAGAACTTGTTCTTTGAAAGTGTCGCCTGTGTGAGAGTTTGGTAATCGAGTTCTTTACCGGCTTCAAATATACGCAGATTTTCATCTTCTGCGTTAACGAGAACTAATTTTCCATCAATTTCTTTCACCTTTGCTTTGCGCGCTTGCATCTCAGCATCGACAAGCGTGCGCGCGGTAATAATTTCAACGTCATCAGGCAGTGCTTTGGGCAGCGGCATTGAACGCAGAATCGCGTCCTGTTGCGTTCTTAAAAATTTCTCGCTCCATGTGTTGCGCTCGGCTGATACAGCATCTTGAATTGCCTTCTGAGATGCCGACAACTGCTGATTCAACTCATTGATTTTCTTTTCAAGTTCGGCCTTTTCTCCCTTCGATGTTCCCGTAGCATTAGCCTTTTCCTGCAACTTATCAACGAGTTTATCCAACTTCGCAAATGTTGACTTATCGGCAATATCTTCAGGATTAATCTGAAACTTTTCGACCGCGCCTTGAATCTTCATGTCAATCGTATCAAGCACCTGCTTTGTGTAGTGTGACTTGATTGCCACGTGTGACTTCGCTTCTTGCTCGGTCAATAATCCGGTATTGATAGCGTCAACAATTTCGGAATGTAGTTCCGTGTTGGCGAAATCTGACTTGCTGAGAGCGTCGATGAATGACTGCTTGTTCGTGTCGAAGCCTACTTTATCAAGTAGTGACTTCAAAAAATCTCCCGCTTTCATCTTGCGCCTCCACAACAAGGTTTACTTGGCTTGGGTCTAACTGTCTTAGCCATTTTGACCTCCTTTTACTTTAGGTTCAGCATCAACACCTGATTCCTTTTTCGGTGGCTTTACACCGGCTTGCTTGTCGGCAGTCAACGCCTTAATCAACTCCGCGTTTTGCGCTAACAACGCGGCGAGCGTGTCTTGCGTTGTAACGCGTTGGACGGGCTTGTTTGACGGCTTGACAAATCCGAGTTCTGCGGCTTCTTGCTCAGTCAGCGTCACACGCTCAATGAGATAGCGTGCTTGCTTTTCGCGCGTGCAGAAACTTTTTTTTGATTTGTGAAAATCAAGATTTGCTTTGTTGTCGGGTACGTAATCCGTGACCCCGTTTGGTCTGGTAATTTTCAGCAATTTAACGCCTGATTGAGGCGCGATTTGCTCGTTTAGGTTGTTTTCCATGACACAAAAAAAACGAAAAAAAACCGCCTTAAATCAAGCGGTGAAAGATTGTTACATTAGTGATATATAAACGCGGTACGAGTGCTGTATCTTTGGCTCGTTGTCTTATGGGGGGATGACGTGTTTTTTGACACATGAAAGGCGGCTTCGGCTGCCTTTTGTGTTACTTCCCCACCGCCTTTCTAACGCTCGCAGGAACTAACGCCGCAGGTATCGGATACGCCTGATGCCCGCAATTGTATCCGCCGCGATATTGCAGAAAATTCGATGTGTTGGTGTCGTCGTACATTCCCTGCGGCAAGCCTGTTTTATCGTATATCTTACCCTTCATATCGCGAAACTCTTGAAAGTCACCTTTAATGATGCGACTCATCTCTGACCGATGAAAATACTTTTTCTTCTTCAATGCCGAGCAAAAGGTACGTGTATCGCGTACATTGCTACCCTGATAACGATACCACTCCCATCCCAAATCTTGCGTCATTACCTCGTTCACCGTTGCGCTGTATTGGTTTATCGCATCTGTCGTTATCTGCCGAGTAAACTTCTGCAACTGACCTTCAACCATACCCGCGTCTGATTGATAACCCGTGATGTAATTACCTAATTCCGTTGCCAACTTCGAGTAACTGCCCCCTGTGGTAACATACGTGTTGATTATTTCTCGCACTGGATTGATGAGATTTGCTTCAAGCCCTGCCTCGGTCAACCCTTCAAGAACAAGCGACACCGACTGCTTTCGTATCTCGTTCACGATTTTCGGGGGCGTGAATTTTTTTTCCAAGGCCTTAAAATATGCCGCGTTCAGCTTATCCACCTTGCCGTATAGTTCCGCGAATTGTGACACGCTTTCCATGTAGTCTGAGTCGTCGAGAATTATCTGATACAAGTCAGACTTGAGGCGGCCTAACATACGAATGTTCTTCGCGCTGTTGGTGATAGTTCCGCCTTGCACTTGTAGTTCTTTCGAAAACAACATCAGGCGCGAATAAATACGCTGTTGAATCTCAGGAATTGCATCTTGAAAATCCAACACGCCCTTGTCGATTGCCTCAAGCGTTGCGTTTATTTCTTTGTCACCTGTCATGAGTTGTCCTCAGAATCGTCTTCGGTATCGTCTTCAAGCTCCCCGTTATCATTCCGCATCTGCACCGCTGCCGCGCTGTTCACCGCTTTCAACTTCTCGTCCGCATACTTCCTCAGCACGGTTAGTTTTTGTTCCGTCGTTTTCTCGCCAAATCCCGCGTCTGATTCATAAGCGCGCTTGATGAAATCGGTGATGTAGCTGCTAATGATGTAATCCTGCTTTGAAGCCCCTCTGTTAGACACGCGAAGTGCTTTTTCATCCTCAGTTAATCCACTCATGGGGTCAAGGTCATAAGCGTCGAAAAGCTGCTTTTGTAGTAACGGTTGGTCGGCAAATCGCTTTCTGATTAACTCCTTCTCAATGTTGCTCAACACGGCATCGTTAATGCCGGCATCCTTCGCTTGCTTCATTTCATCAACAAGGAATCCCGCGCCTACAACGTCGAATGTATTAGGTATCAACACGTGCGGTAACATGGTCGAAATATCCACATTCATATCCTTGTATCTCCAACGCGCGCACAAATCCGCGATACCTTCATATATCCGCGCCAAATCCGTCGCAATCCCGTAAAATGTGTTGTTGGTTTCGTCGCGATCGTAAGCCTTTGCGATGCCACTCTGCGCGGCAGGTGAATTATCAAGGAACTGCATATTGACCGATGCAAGTGCTTTGTATCTGTACCCTTCGATTCGTTCCGCTTGCAGCTTCGCTATCTCGGTCTGCTTCTGCACGTATCCCGCAGGTGGCGTCGGGACGGCAGACTCGCCCATGTTTTCGCGCGTCGGCCTAATACGGATCACATCAAAAGGACTTGACGGAATATGACCATTGATACATTGCGCGTTAGTGCATCTTACCTTCTGATTATCGCGTGTGATATATCCAGTTCCAACGCACGTGGGACATTGTTGGTCTTCATATATCCACATCGTTGAGTTTTGGTGCAGCGTTATCTCGGCTCGAAGGTCTGAGAATTCAACCGTTGCCACGTTAAGCCACGGCAGTATGCCCTTGATACGGCTTTCGTATTCAATACGGTTTTTTTCTTCCTCATTAACGACACCGCCTAACGCGAAGAAAGGCACAACATCAAGCGTCATAGGTATTTCTTCGACCAATTCAACGCGGTTATATCGTCCGAGCTTCCACTTCGCCCACCTTTCGCGGTCAAGTGAATAGTATTCCTTCTGCGACTGACGGACGTATTCATCAATGCTATCGTTATACTCAAGCATCGGTTCAGATGCCCAAATGAGCAACTCGCCGTCTATCACTTTCATGATGTGACTGCACGGAATAATCGTCGCGTATGGCTTTCGGTATTCAGTCGGTAATGCTGGTTCTTTCGCCCATACAATAACCTGCGAGTTAGCACCGATAAGGTACTGCTTCAATGCCACATTAAAGCACCAACGCATGAGGCTTTTTTGCGACCCAAATTGATATGTAAGATAATGCTCGAGCGTCTCATCTGGCGCAATTATAGCGTTATCGTTTGGCGGAAATTTCGCCATGTATCCATCCGCGCGCTGTATCTTCTGCAATGAGTTCAGAATCCGCTCGAATATCTCAGCGAATACAGGTTGATAAGTTTCACGGCGGTATAAACGTACCTTTTCGTGTTCATTTGGACGTTGTTTATCAATCAGTTCCGCAGGATATTTCTTGTCGGAATAATAACGGAAATTGGTGTACTCCTTAAAGCCTTCAGGCTCTATTTTTTTGCTGAT